TAAGAACTGTGCTGTAAGCATCACCAGTGATATCGTAAGTCAAACGAAGGTTCTGGAGGTGGTTACGCATCTTAAATGGAGTCTGATAGTTGATGATATCTGCCTCATCACTGTACTCCTCGTAAGCAGAACCGATACGGCTTACCTGACGACCAGGAAGCAGGAACTCACCAGGAATGTAAGAAGCCTGTGAACCATCTACTACATAGCACTCGTATACCCACTCGTTACCATCCTGATAAGGAAGACCGGTTGTACGAACCTGGAAGTGGAAATCGTCGAAGCTAAGAATAGCACCAGGACCAAACCAGCGCTCCTCAAGTGCGAGGTAGATAGTGCTGTTGTTCAGACCAGGAGTGATTGTGTTATAGTTGCTAGTGGTGATCTCCTGACCATTCCACTTAGCCCAGCGAATGTTAACAGCGTGATCGCCGTCAACCTGTACTGCCCACTCGAACTCACGGTTCTCGATGATCATAGTCTTACCAAGACCGCCAGTGATCAGGTCGATGGTGGTAGAAATACCATCATCCTTTGTACCAAAAATCAGTGAAAGCAAACCTGATACCTTGTGAGGCTCGGTCAGCAGTGCATTAGAAATCATGTTCTCATCTACCAGGTCACTGAAACGCTTACCGCGATAGAGCTGGAGATTGTTAAGTAAAGTATTATTCATATATGTTTAAATCTTTATTAAACGTCAGAACAACCCATTGAGCAGGTCTGTTGCTGACTTCTGTTTTTCGTCGGCATTAAACGTGCTATGATTCTTAGCACTGTGCCTCAGCATATTCCTAAGTTTTTCAGCAGCGGATGACTCTCCACTTTTCTTGGCAGTTGAAAGAAGACTGTCAGCCTTCATAGTAAAGTATGCAGATTCGATCAGGTTCTTTGAAAGATTCTTGTTAAAGTCTTTTGTATATTGTGACTGTCCGTTCTGATCTACCTTGAAGATGTAATCAAACAGCGCCTTGCGATCCTCTTTTGGAACTGCAATACCGCGTACATTAGTAAGACCATTGATCTCCTTTGTTACGCTAGCATAGAAAGCTTTTGACTGCTCCTCTTGCTGTCTTGCATACTCCTCTTGCTGACGCGCAGCTTCCTCTACTTCTTGCTGTCTAATCTGCTTCAATCTGTCAAGCGCATCCTCCGCTTCGTCATACAGTACGTCGCTATCCTCATATCGTGTTATCTTTTTGTTTATCTGTTCATCAGAATAGCCTGAACGCTGCATGAGTTCACGTAATACTGCTTTTTGATTTGTCTCATCTTCGAGATCGATGTTATCAAGAGTAAGAGCCTCCTGCTGTCTACGATAGTAGTCTTCAAACTTACCTCCATTTCTTACGTACTCGTCGAGCGCCTGTATACGCTCATCTGCATACTCAGGCTTAGAGTTCTGTTCTACTACATCTGCAAAATACTGAGCAAGCTGCTCTGTATTCAGAGGCTTATCTTTCTCATCAATCTCATCCATGTTCCAACCAAGTGAATTACCTACAGCCTCAAATAAGAGACCTACTTGCTGTGCCTCAATGACATCAGCTTCTGTAGGATCCTGGTTACCTTCCTCTGGCTTTTCTACAGGTTCCTCTACAGGTGGTACGTCCACTGGTGGTTCTGGATTATCAATATGCTCAGGGATCTTACTGTCGTCCTCATGAGCATTAGGATCGTCTGATCCGCTGTTACTGCCGTCCTCAGGATCTTTCACTGGCGGCTCATTCTTAATAAGTTCTTCTACGTCTGGCTGCTCACCCTGCAGTACAGCATCGATATCAGTTACACCGCCACCCTCTTCTGGGTTGCTGTAACCAATATTGCCGAGCAGGTTGTCAAACTCAGTCGGAATATTATTCTTTTTCTTTGCCATATTATAATATGTAAGTTAATTTGTACAGTTTATTCTGTTATTTCTTTTTTGTAGATTTAATATATCCTTGGTCGTCTAATACATCTTGATATGTCCCGACACCTTGATATGCAACATTTACTGCAAATTTCTTTTGTAATTTCTGAAGAAGTTTATAGTTTTTTATTTTATCTATCAGCATTGGGGCACTCTACATAGCAGTTTTTGCAGCTTTGATTCCCTTCCATGCAGTACGTAATCCAGGCAAAGCAACATCAGCTACAGCACCTATTACTGCACTAGGAGTTTTTGCTAGATTTCCATTAATTACTTCCTATACATCCTAAATGGTTCCTACGTATGGTGCAAAATTAGCAATACGCTCTAAAGCATCTGCAGTTGGTCTAGCTTCTTCTGATATACCGCCATAAAACTAAGGGGCAGGCATTCCTGTTCCGCCTGTTGTTACTGGTATAATACCGTTTCCATATTTAGGAAGTCTTCCATTACAATATTTTGGTACATATTTATCGTATGCAACTCCTGGTTTTCTAGTATATTGGGATCTAAACTATTCGCCATCTTTACTATAATACCAGGCATCTTCCCACATCTTAGTACTATGCCAGTTAGGCTTCATGAACTCATACTCTCCAGTCTTTTTATTCAATGCCGCACTACTTGCATGCCAACTATTATCTTCGAAATTATATTCAAACATACCTTTTCCCACAGCTTCTCCAAAGTTCTTTGGTTTATCGTTCAACTCCCAATACCTATGAGATCTGTATGAAGATTCTGGACTAAGTCTTTGGTTATCTGGAAGAGAATTAATGTATTCGTTATACTAAGGATCCGGTGTTATTACAGGCTCCTTGATATAACCAGCGTCGTAAATCTCTTTAACAGGCTTACCATTTTTATAAGCTTCAAAGCGTTGTTTAAACGCCGTAGGATCCTTTCTGCCCATAACCATCTATTTTATTGCTAAGTAGATTAGCAACGACGTTGGTCATGAAGTCATTCCCTTCATCGTGCTAAACTAATCTTAGTATAAGTTTTAATAATTGATTGTTCTCTCTAGTAAGCTATAGAAGCTCTTGTTCTTCAGAGTACGTCATAATTAATAATTCAGACCTGTTGCGTCCATAAGAGGAAGTCCTCTACGTCTAGCTACTGCGTTATACATGTATGGATACGAATCAGTTCCGCCATATTTGTATTCAAGCCACTCCATTTCCGGATCAAAACCATAATCTCCCTCGTAGAAGTCTCTATCGGCGTATTCTCCGCCAGATTCACGCATCATCTCATCGTATGCATCGCGGTACTATTTACTGCCGTATATACTATTGAGAGCATCTCGTTCTGTAATTCTATTTACCGCATTCTAATAAACTTTTCGATCTCTGGGCAATAATGTTTTAATTTGTTGTGGTGAAAGCAGCTGAATTTTTTTGCCGCCAACAGGGGCGTTTCCTGTAATATAATCACTCGCACCACCAAGCCATCTTGTTCCATTAAACCAGTTTACAAAAGCATTATATAAATTTTTTATAGTAGGCGCCTCGTTTGCATATGCAGCTGCCTTATTTCTGCGAGCTTGGTTTATAGATGCTGCAGACCTTTTTCTTGGTACAATTAATTTCTTTCTAGGTTCCATAATTATTTACCGCTAGATGTTTTATTCTTCAATGCTGTACGAGCTTTAATACGCTCACGTTCCATGGCTGCGTCATCCTTCTGCTTCTGTAGCTCCATCTCGTGCTTCATACGGTCGCGCTCAAGCTCAATCTTCTTGTCTTCTATCTCTTTCTTCTGACGAGCTTCATAACGCTTAGTATACTCATCAGATGCAATCTTACGTTGCTGTGTAGCATCCTTAGCTATCTCCATAGGATCAGGTATGCCATTCTGATTAGCATCCTTCTCTTCAGATCCTCTGTAAGCGCTAATCTCAGCTACTGCAATCTTAGTCTGGTTATCAGCATCAATCTTGTAACGCTCAAGCTCCATCTTAGCTTCTTCAAGCATAAGCTCTTGTTCACGTTGTTCGTTCTGCATTTGCTGCAGTTGCATAGCTTGCTGTTGTTCAGCTTCCTGAGCTTGTTGTTGCATTCTCTCTTGACGCTCCTGCATCTCCTTAAGCTTCTGCTTAATAATATTAAAGTTGTCGTTTGTAAGTACTTCAGCTGCTTCAAGTAAGCTAGCACCATTCTGCATAGCAGGTTGAATGAGCTGTTGAAGCTTCTGTATATTCTCCATATCCTTAGAAGTATCGCTTACAAACACATCCATATCCTCATAGAAGAACTTATCTTGTATATCTATATAAGCACGTTCTCCATTATCGAAGATATAACTAAGCTTCTTCTTACCTGTCTGTTGCCAAGCACCTTTAGCTGTATCAAGTAGCATGTTAAGTGCATGACGCTTACACTGGTTGTGTACCCAGAACAAAGGCTCTGTAATATGTGATGACTGTACTACACTACGCTCTACATTACCTACAAGCTCACTAGAACTAATAGCACCTTCACGCTGCTCTGTGATACCTGAGATAGTACCTGCGAGCTGTTCGATCTTATCCATCAGCTGAATGTACTCAGCGATAACATTAGACATTGTAAGATCGAGTGCAGTAATCTGATTGAATGTAGCTGGCTTACCACCTTCACGTCCTGGAACATTCCAACCCTCTTCATATGGGTTGATGAAGTTTACACCTACAGAAGATAGATAGTGCATCC